ATCATACATAAGCGCTACCATGGGCAAGGGTATTGGTTTAGTCATGCTCCTATACACCCTCACGAGCTTAGGGGGAGGAAGAATGTACATGGCCACACACATGGCAATCTTATCATGAAGAGTGGGTGTGTGCAGGACAAGGATTACATCAATGTGTGTGTAGAGAATTGTAATGGCTATCCTGTCAATACATCAGAATTGGAGACATTTAGAGGAGAGATAAAGTGAATACTGCGCAAGAGTTAAAGGCCATCAAGAGATGGCAGGGGCTAAAAAAGAAATGTGATGACACGGGCATGGAGTTTAATCTGTCTGTAGCAGATGTGCGTGCGTTAATCATTAAGACTAGGTGTCACTACACAGGTAAAGATATTAAATACGGAGATCAAGGGGGCCATTTTAGTTTAGATCGAAAGGACAGCTCTCAGGGATACATCAAAGGAAACGTAGTGGCCTGTCACGGTGTGGTGAATAGCTTTAAGGCCAATTTATCGAAGATTGATATCCAGAAGATATTGAGGAAGTTATAATTGAATAGAGAACAGCGTATTCTATCAGCTATTATGACCAGCAGGGAAGCGTATAATAGCATCGTAGGGATTAGAGAGGAGTATGATTTTAGTGAACAGGGGTGGTTATTAGTACAAGAGATTGATGGGTTTTATGACAATGACGGAGACGTGAGCTACGTAGATAGGGATACAATAAAGGATGTTATTGCACGTAAATTCCCTAAAGCATCAGGCATTATCAATGCTGTTATAGACAATCTGGAAGATGTTAGCGTTAGCAACGCTGTTGCAGAGTATGTTGATTTGAAGCGTGAGGCGTTGGAACATGCCTTAGCTGACAAGCTGTTAGCAGGAGAAGATTATTCAGATCTGATGGAGAAGTTGGTTGCTGTTGATGGCTTGGAGGAGCATGAAGAGGAGACAGTGTTTATTGGTACAGACATTGATGACATTTTAGCAGCATCCTCAGCAGAAAATCTAATACGTGTACACCCACCAAGCTTAAATGACAGGCTGGATGGTGGGTTTAGTCCCGGACATCAGGCTGTTATCTATGCCCCCACAGAAGTGGGGAAGAGTTTATTAGCACTGAACATAGCCTGTGGCTTCCTTAGAGAGGGTAGGAGGGTGTTGTATTGTGGTAACGAAGACCCAAGTAGGAGTATGCTTCTGCGTGTCTTTAGTAACCTCTCAGGGATGACTAAGGAGGAGATTAGAACAGATCCCAGAGGTGCTACACAATTAGCCAGAGCTAATGGCTATGACAATCTAATATTCAAGGAGATGACTCCCGGAAGTTTAAGAGAGGTACGAACATTAACAGAGAGGTATAGCCCTGAAGTGGTGTTTATTGATCAGATGGCTAACATGGAGTGCCGTAGCTCTAGTAAGGTGGAGAAGAATGAAATACTAGCTTGTGGCTTAAGAGCAATGGCTAAGAAGTATGGTGTTGTATCCATCATCTTACACCAAGCATCAGACGATGCTTATGGTAGGAATATTCTAGAGAAGAATCATCTGTATTATTCTAACGTAGGAGTGCAGGGACAGATGGATGTAATGATTGGTATGGGTATGGATAGTAGTTATGAGCAGCAAGATCTGCGCATGCTATGTCTTACAAAGAATAAACTATCTGGATGTCATGAGAGCTTTCCTGTTCGTGTCAATCCAGCATTATCGAGGGTAGAAGAATGAGAGAAGACGTGATGACAGTGGGAGAAGTAGCAGCAGCCTTAAACCTATCTGAAATAGGTGTGAAGAGAATACAAGCCAGAGCTTTAGCTAAGATAGCAGCTAGTTTAACGGAGGATGACATGGAAGGTATTAGAGAGTTGTTACAAGAGTCTGAGGTGGATGAGACTATGTTTGGGGTTATGACAGATGCTATGTACCAATCATCTTTTGACTTCGAGGATGATGGGTTGGGGGATTTTTGGAAGGAAGAGAATGTTAGTGAACAGTAGATAATGTCGAGGATTGAATTATGACGCAACCTACTCATGAAGTATGCGAAAGACTATTAGGAGGGCATATATTTAAAAACTTTCTTAAAGAACCTATTCAGCCTGAGCTTGTACCGCGCCATTTTAATAGCGTACCAGAAACACCAGAGAGATTTCAGTACTGGCAGCATAGGTATTGCCAGAGATGTGGCTTTGAGGATGTACGAAAAGAACGATAGACAACAGTAAATAATGTCGAGAGATAACTGTATGAATAAATATATTGAAATAGTTAAAAAGTGGTTAGCTGATAGTAGCGCAGTAACCAGCGAGGAGCTTAAAGCGAATTCGGATATGGCCTATGCAGCCTATGCAGCAGCAGCCGTCAGAGCCGCTGATGCAGCCAATGAAGCCGCCAATGCAGCCTTTGCAGCCTATGTAGATCATGAATCCGCCCATGGCGCGGAATTGGCCGCCAGAGCCGCCGCCAGAGCCTCCTATTACGCCCACCAAAACGACGCGGAAAGGGCCAAGAAGTGGTTAAACGAATATAAAGAAGTAACCGGGAGGTAACTATATGGAACACTGTGATAAGTGCCACAGTCAGTTAGATAGGGAAGGCTTTCACTACCACATGACTGAATGTGTTAAGCAAGAAATTATAGGGCTTACGGCACAGCTCCAAGCATATCAAAGGCTTGCTGCCAAAGGCATTTATTATTCTATCGAAGAATTGGCGGAACACGATCAGGTGGTTGAACTCAGAACACTTAATTTAATCAAAAGAATTGCAGCAGATCACCCCTTTACTGTAGACCCTAGGGATCATGCTGAATTCTTTGAAACAGTGTATTGGAAGATTGCCAAGATTTAGATAGCGTCATTAGATCGAAAACCGGGCGCTATCTCATTTCTGAAATTGAATGGATCGAACGGCGTGAAAATACACAAACCTAAGATTTGTCGAAAAAGAGTGTTGGGAAATATTAAATAATTAACAGGAGGAATGATGAATGTTGAAGAGTTTCTTAGAGCCCCTACCCCAGAGATTTACATGGGGGAGCGGATTACTTTGGATTGTGAGACAACTAATATTAACTACGGCGATAGCTGCAACGCTGATAATAGGCTTATACTTACTTGTCATACTAACAGCGATGGCTCTATCAGTAGTATATGGGGCGGATTGGGCAGCAGTAGTCTTGACCATCTCATTTCTAGAATAGAGAATTTAGAGGGTTTTGTTGTTGGACATAACATTAAGTTTGATTTACGTTGGCTGGCTAGGCATGGCCTAGATGTTAGCAAGGTAGTTGTGTGGGATACGATGATTGCAGAACATGTATTCTATGGCAACCGACCACCAAATATTGGTGTTGGTTTGGGAGAGGTAGCTAAACGCTACGACCTCCCCGGCAAGGAGCCGTACATAGATTTGTGCATCAAAGGGAAACTGTGCCCGTCAGAGCTACCACGTAGTTTGTTACAGAGGAGATGTGAGTATGATGTAGGGGTAACAGATGGTGTGTTTAAAAGGCAACTACAGAGAGCTATAGAGGAGGATAAGCTTAAGACGATATTAACTAGGTGTTTGTTAACACCTGTGCTAGCTGACATAGAAACAAAAGGATTGAAGCTAGATGCTGATGCTGTAAATACAAGCTATCATAAAGCAATCAAAGAACAACATGAAATCACTACATCCTTAGCGGAGGTAGCAAGTATTAATTGGAATAGCCCTATGCAAGTGGCGGAGGTGGTGTATGGAGAGTACGGATTTAAGGAGTTGGTTGGCAGAGATAAGCAGCCAATTAGGACAGCTACAGGTAGAGCTAAAGCTGATGTCGGGACGATTAGAAAGCTTACAGCAAGGACAAATAAGCAGAAAACGCTCAAAGGATTGCTTAATCGAAGAAGTATTGTAGAAGCACAGCTTACAAAGACATTAAACAAATTCAAAGCATGTGTAGATAATGAGGATATGCTATATGCACAGTTTAATCAGGCCATCACACAGACACATAGGCTTTCTTCGTCTGGCACGGAATATGGGGTGCAATTCCAGAACATGCCCAGAATATTCAAGCCTTGTGTCACGTCGCGTAACGAGGGCTGGGATGTTCTCGAAGCTGATGGTGCGCAATTGGAATTTCGTGTCGCTGCATTCCTTGGGCAAGACAAGCAGGCAATATATGACATAGAGAATGGTGTAGATGTACACAGCTTCACAGCAGAGACAATAACAGCAGCAGGACAGGAGACAGATAGGCAGACAGCTAAGGCACACACGTTTAAACCATTATTCGGAGGTAGGAGTGGTACGACAGCAGAGAAAGCGTATTACAAGGCATTTAAAGAGAAGTACAAGGGTGTGGCACAAGCACAGGAAGGATGGAAGAACACCACAATTAGAGATAAGAAGTTTAGAATGGCTTCAGGGATGGAATTCTTCTTCCCAAGAATAAAAGCTTCTCGCTCTAAGGATGGGTATATACCAGAAGAGAGTAATATATTCAACTATCCCATACAGAGCTTTGCAACAGCAGATATCATACCAATATGTATTATATACACATGGCATGCTATGAAAGCAGCAGGTTTGAAGAGCTTTATCTTTAACACAGTGCATGACTCTATCATTATTGAGAGGTGTACAGAAGAAAAGGAGAAATTAAATGAAATAATAGTATACTGTTTTGGAAAAGCATGTTATAATTATCTTAAGGTGGTTTATGACGTAGAGTTTAACGTCCCACTGGGATGCGGCATTAAAGCCGGAAGTAATTGGGGAGTAGGAGATGAAGAAGTATTCTCCCTCCCAACACCGTATAAATAGGAAATAAGAATGGATAGAAATTTTTTAGTAGGCTGCGTTGCAGCCACAATTGTAGCATGTACGTTCTTTGGGACTATAGCTGCTCATAATATAAATGTAACAGCTAGGGTAGCTGAAGCTATTGTAGCAGGAGCAGAGCCCTTAGCAGTACAATGTGCTTTGGATAATTCACTAGCAGATTTCTGTGTAGTTTTAGCAACCAACCAAGGGGATTAATATATGCAAGGTTATGTACAAAAGATTAGTAGTAAAAATGGTATGGGAAAGAACGGCCCTTGGGTGTTATATTCTGTACAGGTAGACGGTAATTGGTATGGTGCGGGATTCAACCCACCACCATGTAGAGAGGGGGATTTGATTGAGTATGACACGATTCAGAAAGGGCAGTATACGAATATTGAAAATATTAGGCTGGGTACTGCTAGCGCCCCTGCTCCTGTGGCTACTCCTGCTGTAGCTACTCCTGTAGCTGCGGCACAGGCTCCACCTAAGAATACAACACAGTTGTCTATTCATTTGCAGAGTAGCCGTAACGCTGCAATCAATTGCTTAGATGTGTTGCTTAAGAGTGAGGCTGTTAAACTCCCTGCAAAGCAGGCTGATAAGTATGATGCAGCAATGGCATTGCTGGATGAGATTACAGCCCGGTTCTTTGTTCAGCTAGAACAGGATATTGAAGCTGGTGGTATTAGCACAGAAGAAGTTATCCCACAGCCCGCAGTAGCGGCTTAAACCCAACAAGGCCAGGGACGGCCACAGGAGGATGTATGAATTATATATACGAAACACAAGACTATGGTATTATACTACTAGATGAGGAGATGAGGGATGCGCTAGATACAAACTATGGCATATGGAATAAAACGTACAATGTAATGGAGACTGCTGCTGCTGTCTTATTTGGAGCTTATGAGCTTATAGAGGAGATGCAAGCACAGCTAAACGCAGTGAAGAAAACTACATTGAAAGTGGCTAAGGTACATTGATATGCACCTATTAATTGATGCTGACTCTGCCCTCTATAGGGCAGGGTGTGCCAATGAAGAGAGGACGTACAGATGTACGTTAGAAGGTCAACTACTAGAGGAGTTTAGATACAAGAGTGATGCTAAAGTTTTTGCAGAAGAGTATGGCTGTGAGATTGTTAAACACAAAACAGCTGGCCCCATAGGGCTTTCACTGCACAACTTGAGACAATGCGCTAAGAATTTCTTTGCTATCGAGCACGATAGCTATGAGATGTTCATAGGGGGTAAGGGTAATTTTCGTTATGACTACTACCCTGAGTATAAAAACAACAGAGATGGAGATGATAAACCTGTTCATTTAGAACAGATGAAGAAACATTTACAAGCTCAGTATGGAGCTGTCCGTATAAACGATGAAGAAGCTGATGATGTTGTTAGCTATAAGCAATGTATGGCTGAGAAGGACAGTACGTGCATTGTAACGATTGATAAAGACTTAAACAATACAGCCGGATGGCATTACAACTGGGTGAAGGGAGATATGTTTTATGTCACAGAGAAGGAAGCTGATCTAAACTTTGCAAGACAACTACTGTCAGGAGATGCTACAGATGGGATACCGGGACTTAAGGGAGTTGCTGCTAAGACAGCAATTAAACTACTACCAGAATATAGGGATGATTGGTTGGAGTTTGTTAAACATACTTATCTGGAGAGAGGTTATACTCTCGATTATCTAAATCAAATGGGTATAATGCTATATATGCGAAAGAAGCCCGAGGAGATTTGGTCATGCGAGTAGAAGGTTGGACAGAATCTAAGTTTTTTAGCTTCATTCGCTCTGCCTTACGCAGAGCATTTACAAAATATCCAAACAAATACAAAGCATTAAATGCTGCTAGGAGGGTTAAGAAGCATGCCAAAGGTAGACAAAAGTGGGAGTATAGATGTGCCTCATGTACCAGATTTTATGCTGGGAAGAGTGTACAGGTGGATCATATTATACCTGCCGGAAGTTTGCGTAGCTTTTCTGATCTACCAGACTTTTGTTCTCGCCTCTTCTGTTCTGTAGAGGGTTTACAAGTGTTGTGTCATAAATGCCACACAGTGAAGACAAATACAGAGAGAGGGATTGTACCAGAGATTGCAGCATTCAAGAAGCTGCCAGCTAAGAAACAAATAGCTAAGCTTAAGCGCTTAGAGTTGGAGGTTGGTAGTAATGCTGCTAAACGTATAGAGATATTTACAAGGTATCATAAGTCTAAGGAGGATGCATGACTAATAGATTTAATAGTGGAGCTTCTGGCTACACTTGTGATCTTTGCCACACGTTGTTGTGGTGGGGGTGTCTCAGGGAGGATGACAAAGCTAAAAGAAACTTCTATCCCAAACACACAGAAGAGAATATAACATATGCAGGGGATGACATACTCTGCTTTAAGTGTAGCAAGGAGGTTAGTGTAGATGAGCATTAAACATATGGTGATTCCTGACGTACAGCAAAAACCGGGATGTTCTACGGAGCATCTAACACATGCAGGAATGTACGCTGTAGAGAAAAAACCTGATGTAATTATATGTATAGGAGACTTCTGGGACATGCCCTCCCTGTCTGTATATGACATAGGTAAGAAGTCATTTGAAGGGCGTCAATACACAGATGACATCACAGCGGGTAAGGAGGCTATGCAAGCCCTCCTCGCTCCTATTAAAGAGTATAACACTAAGGCCAGGAGAGATAAGAAAAAGAAATACAA